ACCATGCACTTTTACAATATCACTAAAATCTTTTTCAAGTGAAATATAACAGAATGGAAGATTATGTGTATCCAAGTAGTAATTCATACTTGTAATACCTGCAGTGTCACTATCCATATAGGTTACAACTGCTTCGTAGTCATTTTTTAATGTGTCAATAAGTTCATAAGAAAGTTTTGTGTTCTCACTATCTGGTGCAATAACATCAACATCTAATCCAGGTATACTTTTAATTGACATGCAATCTTTCAATGAAGAAGCAATAACTAAAAATCTTTTTCCTTCAAGTTGATCATAACCTTGTACATAATCTAACAATTTTAGAAACTTTTTGTTACCGTTTTTAGGTTGGTAAATTTTGTACATCTCGTTGTACTTTGTAGCGTACAAATAAACATGCTTTTTTTGTACAACAAACTCTTCTTCAGTATTAATATTACCTACTTGCTTAGTCATAATATAACTTCGCAAAGGTATTACATTGTACTGCTCAAGCAATTTACTACTAATATTGAACTGTAACCAAAAATCTGCATCATCTTTAGTCCAATCTCTGATAAAATAATCAGAAACTATCCATTTTGTTTCTACAAATTCTTTTTGTTCAACTTTGTTACCAGTTTTCAAAAACTTTTGATAATCATCAATAATTTTAAATACTGCAGTTGTATAATCAACATTCCAAATCTTTGCCATCAAATCTGTTGCATTACCAGATTTACCAGTAGAAAAACATTTATATCTATACTTGCAAAGATCTTTGACATAATATAAATACATAGAAGGATCTCTATCATCTGGATTAAATAAACTTTTCATTCTAAAATTCTGACCTGTTAATTTTACAGGTAGATTTAAATAGTTTTCTAAAATCCAATCAGAAGGAACATCTTCCACACTTCCAATAAAGTTGTTTAAACTAAACATATTACTAAGAATTAAATTAATAAAAAAGGGTAAACATTAAATCTACCCTAATTTATTAACTATTGAATTAATAATTATGGAAGTTGTAAATCACTTACATTATCTTCAAAAACAGGTGAACTGTTTGCAGGATTGAAGATGTCTTCAGAAACAGGTGCTGGTGAAAACTCACTCACTGTTTCAGATGCGTCTTCAGAAACTTTTTTCTCATAAATGTGAACAGCTTCGTTAAACGTAAAGAAATTAGGATTATCTTGAGTCATTGCATACGCATATTTCCCTTCAACTCTTTTTGGTAAATATAAAGAATAGTTTGGAAAGTCAGAACCATCTTTAAAATACTTTTGTCCACCAATTGTGAAATACATCCAGAAATCAGGTTTGCAAACAAAACTTTTTACTGCTGCAACCAAGTCTTCAATTGTAAGACATTCAATTTTAAGCGATTGAAACTTGTCTAAAATACCCATTTGAGTTAAGAAACTACCTAGATAAGTTTGAATAGATTCATCTCTTAAGATGTTTTTACCTTTGTAAACCCAGTCTTTGAAACCAAATTGACCACTTCTTACTGAGGCAATTTGACCTTTATAGTTTCCTCTTGCAGGATTATTTCTATCAACTTGGATACCGTCAAATCCATCACCTATTTCTTCACCTTCTAATACAAATATTAAATTGTATTGGTCCTTGTCATAAGGAGGTCTTTCTAATTTTAAATCTATAATTCTACACTTGTGTGTACCTGGTAATAAGATTTTTGATACATAATTACCTTCTGCTGGATTGAAATCATTTAAACTAAACGCCATTTTTTCTAATTTTTAATTGTTACTTTTTTAATTAATCTATAAATATTTGATCCCAGTGTGTTACAATAGTACCATCTTCAAGAGTTTCAGAGATAACAATCTCTTTATTTCTCAAGTGTTCTGGTCTTGCACCACATAGAATATCATCTTGTGTTTTAAAACTCAAGATATTTTTGTCTCCTTTTCGCACTAGATATCCAATTGCATCAGATTTTGATGTTGTTATATCTTTTAATTTACCTGTAAGATTTAGATCTAAAGAACTAAAATCATTACCATTTTTAGATAACAAAGTATCTTTTACGTGTCCTAATAAAATAATATGAGGTGCTAGATTTTTAATTCTTGCAGTCATTTCATTAAATGCTTGACGTAACCATGGATACCCTGCACCATTAGCAAGATTTAATATGTTACCATATTTTGCTTTACCAGTTGTTTTCCATGTTGAACCCATAGGTGACAAAGAATACAAATGTTCTGCGTATGGAATACACATATCTTCTAAAGCAGTAATGGTATCTAAAGCAATGTACTTGTAAGGTTTACCAGCTTTAATAATAGCAGCTTCTATGTCCATTAATTCTCTAACATTGTTTGCTTTGATTTTCATTGCATCAACATAATCAGAACCACCTTCTAAATCTATTAATAAACAATTTGGTAATTGTGACAATAATGTTGTCTTACCAGTTTTTGGTTTACTAAATATGATTAAATTTTTAGGACTTTTAACTACTGATTTTACAGTTGTTGTAGGTAATACTAAACCTTCTTTTACTTCTGTTGTACTTGCCATTGTTTACCTTCTTTTATTAGATTATTTAACCATTTTTTGTTTGACATTGGAGTATTTTGTACAATACAATAAATATCTCTAATAGTCATTTGTGCATAATGATTGTCATCTTTTTCAACATAATTGTCATCAAAAATGTCATTATCAATTTCACCAAACTTTGGAAGTTCCAAATCTGATTCATTTGATATTTTTGTGTTTAATTCTGGTGCAATGTACTTTAAATCTGTTTCATTCACCTTTTCCAAAGTTGATAGTTTAAAAGCATAAGAAGGATAAGGAAGTAGTGATCCATCTTTTTTTCTTGTTACCTCAACGTAATCTTGTGGATTTTCTCTCCAATCAAGATTGTTTTTGAATTTGTAAAGAGTTCTTTTGCCATCTGGATAAGACTTATCATCCCAATCAAATAGTTCGACATAAACATCTTGATTTTTAGAAAGTTGTTCACCATAAAATCTCAAAGTTTCTACTTGAGTTGGTCCAAATTCATTACTATTGTAACATAATTTTGCAAAAAATAATGGATTTTCAATACCCATTTCGCTAAACAGTGGTTCCCAATAAACTGCAAACTCTGCAGTCAATTCATTAATGTGTTTTTTCTTTACTGTTGTTGTTGACATACTAATTTAATTTTACATTTTTAATTTTACATTTTTTACATTTAACTTAAACTACCTAGTATTCGAGTTGTTGGAGTAGGTGCTTCAATAATAGTCATTTTAGCGTATTCTGCTTTATACCATTGAATACCAACTTCACCAAATCTATTTTTTAATATGTGCATTGCTAATAAAAATTTATCATCAATAACATATTTGTTTGGACCATAAAAACCTAAGTTATATTTTGCTGGTCGATTGAAAGCAATCATCACATCAGCACACTGGTTCAAAAAGTCGCTTCCATAAACATCAGATTCTGTAGGGTAATGACCTTCGCCTTTACCTGTAGTTTTCTGCCTCTCAGGATCATCAATTTCTCGATTTAATTGTGTCAATATAATAAATGTAACAGGTAACATATTTTTCATTTCTGTCATCATAATAGCAAGATTTTGTAATGTTGCTTGCTTATTATTCTCACTACCAGATTGTTTTACTAAAAGAGTATGGTCTAAAGTAATTACAAATGGTTTTTTCATTGTGTTGTAAAAATTAAATATTGCACTACGCATCTCATTCACTGTAAGTGCTTTATCAATTATATACTCTTTTCTTGCATGCTGTTTACTTGCATATTCTTTTAACTTATTAAAGTCAGCACTAGTTAATGGTGGCATACCATCATCCATTGCAGATTGCAAATATCTAATATTTAATCCACTGGTTGCAGATAATTCACGCAACGCCATGTTTCTTCCTAGCATTTCAAATTGAAAATGCAATACAGCAAAATCCTGTTCAGGATTCAAACGCTGTAATTCTCGTGTTAAAGAGGCAGCAATAAGAGTTTTACCAACTCCTGGTCTTGCAGCAATAACGTATAATGATTGCCACTCAATACCATTTAATCCAATTTTATTGAATTGTTTCCATTGAGTTTTTAAAGATTTTATATTTCCACTAGCTCGTGAGTGAATATATTTTAAACCTTCATTCATAACATCACCATACTGTTTCCATTCTATTTTTTTTGGTTCTTCACCAGATGGTTTAAACATATGAAGTTTAAGTTAATTGATTACAAATATAATAAACTTTTAAAAGTTAAACAAGTATTTACCAAATAATTTTTGGTTTTTTATCATATACTAATGCATTATTTACTTGGTTAAAAATATCATTACAATTCCAATCTTCATCTTGTTTGTATGCTGCAGATGCAGGATGTGAACATTTTAAAATTTGTGTGTTTCTTAAAATATTATCAATAAGATCTTCATTTTGTTGTGCTTGTTTGCCAATAAGTACCCATACATAATCTTTATCTTTAGAATTAAGCATGTCAATCAGGTACTTAATAAAAGGATCCCATATAGGAATATGTTTACCAATTTTGTTAATTTCTGTTGTCAATGATGTATTTAACATTAGTACACCTTGGTTTGACCATCTAGTTAAATCTGGATCAAATGTAGTTATATCTTTTTTGTCAGAATAAACAGTTTTGTTTACTGCCTTAAATATAAATTTTAATGATGGTTGTTGTTTTTTAGTATTACCACAAGAAAAAGCAATACCATCAGCTACTCCAATAGTAGGATACGGATCTTGTCCAACCATAATAACTTTTAAAGTATCTAATGGACATTCCATAAATGCTCTAAATACTTGTTTTAATGGTGGAGTAAATCTATTACCTTCATCGACACAATTTTCTAATACTCTTATAATATGAAAAAAATCTTCAGATAATAAGAAACCTTTTAATATATCATGCCAACCAGATGGTTTAAGCATTTCGTATAACTTTTTTGCATACTCTTCTGGAGTAAGTTTATTTGGTACATTTGACATTTATATATATATTTGTATATTAATTAATTAAAAATTATTTTTTATGGCAAAGAAAACAAAAGCAGTAGAAGAAGTTACATCTTCTGAAATTAAATTACCAGACAACATGCAGATAATTAATCCTAATGCAGTTGTTAATGTAAGGATTAGTGCAAGTTTTTTTAATCGACTTGGTATTATTTTTCAAAGAATGATTGAAGATAAAACACAAGAAGAATTAGCAAATGCGTATCAACAAATAGAAAAAAAGAATATTTCTGAAATGTGGATACAAGATTTAGAAACCATGGTTATTTTAATTAACGAGTTTCAAAAAAATGCAAAAGCAGAAAACCAATTGAAAACCATAACAAAAGAAGAATATTCTAAAATGATGGCTGAAAGTCTTGGTGTAAACTAAAAGTAATAACCAATAAAATTACCAATTTCTATACAGATTTGTATAGCATCTGATAATTCTTTTTTATTACATTCAGAAAAACTTTTATATTGATGAGAAGCAGGATTGACAAGTCCTGCTTTTTCTTTTACTGTTTCTTTCATTTCTTCAAATGTAGCACCAGTTTCTCGTGCAAGTTCTCTTATACAAGCATGAACTTTTGCAAGTTGACCTGAAGTTTTTTCATCTTCGTCAACTATTTTTGTAATATATAATTCAATTACTTCTCCTTCAGATAATTCTTTTCTAAATTCAAAGTATTTTGCAGCATCTTCTGTGGTTAATGGTTTAAGTTCACCATCATGTTTACCAAATCTAACTGTTATGTTTTGCATCTTGATTTTTTATACATTTTAATAATACTTTTACTGTTTTTACGTCATCGTCAGAAGGATTTTTTACAACAAAACTATTTAATTTTGTTTTTACACGTTTTAGAACTGCTTGTTGTTTTTCACTATATGAACGATATTTATGTACTTTATGATAAAAATCATATTCCCATTTATTAATAACATTTAAATCATAACTTTTTTGAACAATTTTTAATAAATGCTCATCAAATATTTGTTTTTCAAGAGTTGTATTTATTAAATCATTTTGACTTTTTAAATATTTTTGGCGTTTCAGT